GAGGAAACCGAACAGAGAACCCCCCGGAGCAATCCGCTCCGGGGGGTTTTCTTTATGTGTGGATCGGGCCTACGCGCCATAGTGACAGGTGTGTGAGAATTATGTCTCCGTTCTGTGGCTGTATGGCGGCTTGGTAGTCGGTGATGCTGCCTGCGCTCATGTATCCACCGGGGATCTCGAATAGCACTGAGTCGTATACATTCCGGTCCACCATGATGGTTTTCTGCATTGTGGCGACTATGGTGAGGCCTGATCTGAGGAATAGCCGTACCCAGAACTTGCACGTGGGCACGTCGTCCGCGTAGTAACGGATTCCGACTAGGTACTTAGGGTATATGAGTTCGTTGACTATCTCTGACTTGATGGTCTGGCCGCTGAGTACCTTCCAGGGCGCGGCGAATGCTGTTTCGTTGAGCAGCAGCCTGCTGCGGTTGTCGCCCCAGTATCCTTTTGAGGAACCTGAGACCAGGAGCATGGTGGCTGGTGTGCCGGGGTCGCCCTTTTCGCCGTGGTCTCCTTTCTCGCCGCGTTCGCCTTTGGGGCCGGGGTCGCCTTTGGGGCCGGGGTCGCCTTTGGGTCCGCGTTCTCCGGCTGGTCCTGTCTCTCCTTTGTCGCCTTTCCGCCCGGGCTGGCCGGTCTCGCCTGGGTCGCCTTTGGGACCTGAGGGCCCTGGCGGGCCCTGTAGGCCGACTCCGGTGAGCCCACGGGGGCCCCTACCCCCTCGGGGGCCTTCGGGCCCCTGACGGCCTTCTGGGCCTCTTTCACCGCGGGGCCCTGGTGGCCCTTCGGGCCCTCGTGTGCGTCCGGCTTCGATGGCGGCGTAGACGCGGCTGGTGGTGTCGCGGATGGATGCTACCTGTCGTTCGATCTCGGTGAGGTGTGCGGGGCTGACGGGGTAGGAGGATATGAGGTCGGTGATCCTGTTCTCGCCTTCGTGGATGAGGCAGTGCATGTCGACGATGGGGACGCGCATCATGCCGGCCATGCGGGCGAGGACGATGTGGTAGGTCCACGGCGGTGGCGGGTTTGTCAGGTCATTCGGGCAGTGGATTGGTACGGAGAATGTGCCTTTGACTTTTTCGGTGCGTGGTTGGACGACGACGCCGTCGTCGGCGATGACGACGCGTGGGTCGGGGTTGATGGTGAGTGTGCCGACCGCATCCATTCCTGATGAGTCGGTGACACGGCCGGTGATGAATGCGGTCGGCATTGTTTTTCCTTTGTATTAGTCGATGTTCTTGGAGTCGATAGCCTTCAGGATTTTGATGATCTCGGCGTTCTGGTTGGCGAGGAACTTGATCTGCTTGCTGATGTAGTCCACCATTTTCTGTGTCGCAACTGAGGCGTTCCTGGTGTCTGCGATGAGCAGGTAGAGGTCGCCCGCGAAGTTGTGGCCGGCCCGGCCGCGCTTCAGGTTGTTGTTGATCTCCCGCAGAAGATCGGTGTTCTCGCTCATATCCATGTCCTCTATCTCGGGCGTAGCCGGTGCTACGCCATTTACATTTCCTGTGTATCTGATTACGCGGTACCACACTCCGCCACGCTCGGAGTACGGCACCCACCGCACCTCACCGCCGGTGGAGTCGCCCCGGTACCCGTCGATGGACCCGTCCTCGGCGATTGACGCCTCACAGATGCCGCCACGTCCGATCATGCACGTGTGCCCGTCGGCGAGGAGGATGTCACCGTCGACCGGCTCATAGTCCCAGTCCCATGCCCAGTCCTCGAATCGGCCGTCCTGACGGGCCTGGTAGAGCAGGTTCCCGGTCCACACGTCACGTGTGAATGCGTTGATTCCAGCCCATTCGAAGATTGCGCAGATCATCTCCGAGCAGTCGACATTCACGTTGTGTGAGTGGTCATTGGGGCCGCTCAGCTCGTAGATGGTGAGCCTGTCGGGCTGAGAGTAGCCGATGCAATCATTCTGAGTAATCGAGTAGGCGATATCGCCCAGCACAGAATTACTCATACGAAATCACTCCGGCACGTTGGCGTCGGCCACGGCGAGCACCGCGATGGCAAGACTCGTCAGCACCGGGATCGCCTCCTGCGCGATGATGCCGTAGAAGGCGGCAACAGCGAGACCGGCGATGGTGACGCGGTACATGTACTTGCGCGTGGCGGGCTTGAAAATATCCTTCATCTCATTTCCTTTCTACATTCTTCTTGACGTCGGATATGTCCGACTCGATCTTTTCCAGCCGTTCCATGACTCCTGGTCTGCGCGGCACTCCGGGTCTGGCCTCGATGCCGCGCCAGTCAGAGAGCATCTCACTGAGTCGGTGCGTCTGTCGGCCCACCCATGCGATAACGCCGAGCAGTGCGGTGATGACGCCGAGCCATGTGACGACGATTTCAGGATTAATATGTATTATCATAAGAACAACTCTTGGAATGAGTTTCTTGACGCAGCAGAATCGAAAAAGCACCTGCCTCTCCGGTACTGGGCACGCAGCCATCGTACCATGTAATCGCTTGCGACGAGGCCGATTTCACCCTCCCTCACGTCGTCGGTGAGGGTATAAAGAACCTCATCAGAACGCGGCCGGCGGCGCTGGATAAATACAGCGTGAATGGCCTCCCATACGGTGAACGAACCGGCCTCGCAGCGGATTGTGTACTTATATCTTGCGTCGCCGCTCTTGCGGCACACAAGGCGGTCGTCGTTGTCACGGAACTCATTGTCGACAGCATACTCCGCGTACCGCGAGTCGTTTTTCAGAATGAATTTCCCGAATCTCGTGTTCGCGATCTCCTTGGCAAATTTATCGGAGTCGACGAAGTGTGCGCAGATGAATCCGTCGCCGAACCGCTGGATCTCATGCCGTCCGGGCATGATCCGCCACTGTGCGAAGTACGGGTTCATAATCGACACGCTGTTACTCATCATAATGACACGTGTCTTGTCCTGGTAGCGGTCCACGGTGGAGTAGAGGTCAAGGAACTTCGTTACCTCCTCCGGCAGGTAGCGCGACACTCCTGTTTCGATAATGAATTCGTCGAAAAGGATTGCTGTCACGTCCGGGAAGGGGACAGACTTTACGTTCCCGGCGGTGCTGAGCGCTAGGAAGTATCCGATATCCCGCCACTTCCTGTCGCCGATCACGCGAGTGACAGCCTTGCGCCCCTGAATAGCGAACTCATGCCCCGGGAACTCGTGCTGCACATCGTCGAAAAATGTTGAGATCTGTTTGAGTTCAGTATTGTACCGGCGAAGGTAGATGAATTGCTCGCGCTTTGTCAGCGCATTCTTGATGGCGAACTTCTTGGCGCCGTAGGTCTTGCCGAGGCCGCGGGCGCCCATGACCATGTTGATCGCGGCGCCGTAGGAGAGCACGCGGTTATACGAGTAGTAGGAGAACGTCTTGCGCTCGCGTGCCATCAGATGTACCTCCGCAGCTGCCAGTCACAGCCGGCGAACATCGACAGCGACCCGTAATTCGGCTCCGCGTGGCCGTCCGGGCCGCGTGCGCCGATCGACTCCCATCCGCCGTCACCACCGGTGCAGTACTCGATATGACCACCACCGGAGTACCACAGGCAGACAACAAGGTCACCTTCCTTGACCTGGTCCGCTGCATTGAAAGAACCTGAGCCCTCGGCGACAACCCAACCGCTGTTCTGGTTGCCGAAGATCTCGGACGTCCCGCCCGGGCCGATATCGATGTCGCAGCAGGTCTTGTACAGCCACCAACAGAATCCGCTACAATCCGTCACCCCGGTCTCGTCCGGATGCAGTCTGGCCTCATACCACTGGTGGTAAGTGAATTTCCCGAGCGAGTCGATCGCCTTGGCGGTCATGGCCTTGATGCCCTCTGCAGTAGCACCGCCACCACCACTGCCGCTACCGCCACCACTGCCGCCACCGCTGCCAGGCTTCTTCTGCGGCGCCTTCTGTGACTCTGTCGACGCGCGATAATAGCCATCACCACTAATATAGGCACGGCCCACGCTTCCGTCGGCCATGTATATTGAGAGTGAGCCGTCGCCGCTCTGTTTAATGTATTTAATACTTTTGGAGGCTTGACCGTCTTTCAGTCCGCGGTGCTTGCTGAAGGTGTTCTTATTGCCGCTACCGTTCTCGCCGGGAGACAGTTCGACGCCATTGGTCTTGAGGTTGGAGATCATGTCGTAGGCAGTATCGTACCGGCCACCAACCGCGTACCACTCCCCCTCATAACGAATAGCGTCCGACATGGAATCAAGTGTTGCCGGATGACCGGCGCCCGCGACTAGGCGCCCCAAGATCGACGCGTAGTTCCCCCACCGGTGCATGACGACAATGAGCATCATGCATGCCTCGGTCTCGGTCTCCGGGTCGAGGCCGAGTTCCTGGCACCGGGGTATGTACTCGTTTTCCAGGTCGTCTTGCATCTGGCGATTCTGGATACGGTGGCCCTCGTCCGAGTCGAGGGCTGAGGAGAGAGCACTGCGGTCAGCGCCTGAAAGGTACTGATATTTCCTGGAGGAAATCGTCCAGGAGTCCCTCCCCTCAGCCATCCACCCATCTACAGTGGACCCGAAGGAAGTGTCTGTGGAGAATTTGGAGAGGAGATCATAGGCACGCCCCTGAGTCCACTGGCCAATGCCGAGGGAGAGTGTGTCCGGCGCTGAGATGATGCCGTAGTCATTACTCGCCTCTACTGTAGCCAGCGTGGCGATAATACATTTCTTGTGCTCATCATCAAAAGCCATCTCATCCTCCCTCGAAATCTGTTGGTGATCAGTGAATGATCATGTTGGTCGCAGCATAGTTCACGAGCACCGACTTATTCTTCGGCGTACCAATGAGCAGCGCCAGGGAATACCGGCCCGCACCCTCATTCGCCTGGAAGATGGCGCTGATCTCGGAATTCACCTTCGCACCGTCGTAGTACCCAGCAATACCGGACGTGCCGACCCAGTCCTTGGCCCCCGAGGGCTTGGTGAAGTAAAGGTAGAACTGCGCATTCCCGCTCACCGTGGTGTGATTGATGTGGCAATTCACGTTAATCACGTCATTGGCGTTAAGGTCAATAGACTTGGACATCACCTCGTAGGTGAACCCGGGATTGACGTCACTGGTGGACGTGAAGTTCTTGTCCTCGGAGCCCGCTCGCTTATTGATAAAGCGCGTGCGCGTCGTGTTGGCGAGGTCACCCGCAGTCTTGGCCTCCGCAATACCGGACGAAAGATTAGCGGTCGTGGTGTTCGCCTGAGACGCCGCGGAAAGGGCTGCCTCCGAGTTCTGGCGCGACTGGTTCGCCACACTCATCGCGTTGTTCGCATTGCTGAGCGCGGATGCCGCGGAGTTGCTTGCCGCGGTGGCCTGAGAGATGGCGGAGTCGGCCGTCGTCTTGGCCTCGGCCGACGCCTTGAGCGCCTTGTCACTCTTACCTGACGCCGTGGCGACGACGGCGAGCGCCGACTTGGCGGACTCCTTCGCCTCGGCCGTGTTGTCTGCGGCCTCGTTGGACGCGGTGAGCGCGCTGGTGGCGTCCCTTGACGCGGCCTTTGACGTGACAATCGCTTCGCCGAGGTGCTCGTCAATTGCATTCATGGCACCGTTCAGGTCGCCCACGATATTGAAGTGGTCGGAATTCAGGTAGATCGGCAGGTTGAAGTTCTTCGTGTGATTAGTAGCGGGCATTTTTTCCTCCTAGCTATTAGCCGCAGACGCAGTTCTGGATATCGGCGATGGACGCGCTGGAAATCTCGTCCAGCGACTTGGTGGTGAGGGACGCGGAACCCTTGAAGGTGGACTCATACACATCCATCACAACATTAACGACATGTTTTCGCTGACCGGTCACCGGCGAGTACATCATCTCCCGGGACCAGTAGTCCAGGAAGATCTTTCCCTGAGTCTGCATCTCAAGAATGTCCATCGGCAGGGAGTCGATATCCTCCACCGTCAGACCGGCGCGGGAGAAGTCGGCGGCGAGCAGGCCATTGACCAGCACCCGGTTGTCGAAGTCGAAGAGCATCGACTCAAGCGAGCGCCTCGTGCCGGTGAGCCAGTCGAAGACCTCAACATAGTCATGCTGGAGATGCCGGTCGACATACTCCCGCATGCTCTCCTTGAAAAGCGCGAGGTCGTCGTTGATATCCGCAACGTACTTGCGGAACTGTTCGATCATCTGCTCCGGCAGGTCACCGTACTGACCAACCTGGTCCCGAACATTCTCAAGAAGTTTGGAGATGCGCTCGTTATAGTCAGCGGAATATGATTCGAGCGACGAGTTCAGAGCATTCCGTAGCCCCTCATTGACCCATTTCCGCAGTTCCTCGATCACCTGCAGGTAGGTGAAACCGTCGCGGTACGTGAAAGGAATCGTCGTGGTGAGCGCGTAGTCGTGCGGAACCAGCGAGTACTCAGGCGGGTCGAATTTGTGGCGCTCAGTAAACTCGGGAATAGACGGAGTAGGCGTCGAAGGATTTCCTACCGGTGATGCTGTCATTACTGCTCCTAATCCCCATAAACATTTCCTGCAACTCGGCAATAACCATAAGATCAATATTCAAAAACGTCTGCCGCCACGCCGCGATAAGCGCCGCCGTATGGCCAGTATACCCCCAGGAATGCGATTCCTGCGACGAAGACGACTCGTTCTTGGAGGCACTCTTCGACGTCGACGTCGAGTCCCCCGCCACGTCATTGACACCCTTCGACGTCGACGACACGTCAGTTGCAGCCGTGGCGTAGTCCTTGTTTCCGGCCAGTCTTACTTGGGGCATCTGCGACTGCACGGTGCGAGAGGAACCGTCAGAGGTTGATTTCGTGGTGCTTTTCTGGTCGGTTCTCTGGTCACTGTCGCTGGTGCCGGATGACGCGGACCTCTGTCCCGTCCGGCTGTGGGTGTCCATGGTGGACAGGGGGTCGATCTCGACCATCTCGGAGAGATACAGTTTGTTGTAGTACGGCATGATCTCGCACATCTTGGTGCGCATCTGCCGTATCCACATATCAACGGATTCGAGTCCTATTTCATTGTAGAAATAGTGATCGATAATGCGCTCATTGAGGTACTCGCGGTACGCCTCGTCAAAAATCGGGTAGTCGTTCAGACCGATTCCGGTCACCCCGTTACGCGCAATAACCTCGCGGAGGTCCATCGTGAAGTCAGCCATTTTCGCCACCCCCGTTAGGGTTCATCTCAGACATGTTCGTAGATCCCAGCGACTCGCCGAAAAGGGGCACGCCGGGGTCGGAGTCGTCGTCAAGATTCCACTCGACCGACACGTCGAGGCCGTACATCCGATTGATCTGCTCGGCAGCAGCGCGGCGCGCGTTGAGGGAGACGGCGCGCATCGCCAGCACCTGACCGGATGATCCGGACGCCTCCTCGACAACCATGCGTTCGCGCTTCTCGGAGTTAACGTTCATGATGCCGAGCATTGTCATGCACTCATTCCACGTGCGGCTGAGTGCCTCAGAAACGTACCGCAGCGTCTCGGGCGAGATGCCCGTGTTGAATGCGGCAATTTTCTGTGCAAGGCTCTCGGTGCTCATCATCTCGGTGCCGAAAACCGCGGGCTGACCCTCGATAATCTGCTGGAACATGTTGTTGAAGGTCTTGTACTCGTTATTGTTCACAGCGAAGACGAACGGGTGGCGCGCGTGCAGCATATCGATCTCGAATGTTCGCGCGATTGTTGTCAGGCGCTCCGCGTACACCTCGATCACGTCTTGGTCCGGAATTCTCATGTAATTCGACCAGATGGGCACGCAGTCGTTTCCGGAAAGGCGCTTGGAGTACACGAGATTGCCGTACACGGTGAATTCGGTCGGGTTATTATACATGTTCAACTCACCCATGCCGGTAGCGCGAAGCGCCATGTACCTGCCGAACTCCTGGTCGAAATAAAACACGCACAGCCCGTCGAGCAATAGCGTCTGCTCGAGGTAGCGCAAATCGATTGTGTCCGGCAGCCCCTGCCAGTTAAAACGATTCATGCACATTTCGGAAATCACTCGGCGGTACATCCGCCGGATCACCATCTCCCGGTCCTGCGCCGGATTCTTGAGGACGCGCCCACCCTCCTGGAAGGGGCGGTAGATAAATTTCTCCACAGCGTCATTCATTTTCGCTCACCCAAAATACTTGTCATAGATCGGCTCATTGTCAGCAAAATCGGTCTCACCAATATAGTACGGGTCGGCCCACACGGTCACGCCCTTCTCGAAGATGCCGCGAATCGACTGGCGGAACCCTTCGGGGCACGACGGACCGTAAATGTATGTCTCCTTCATCTGCCAGTACGTGAACTTCTTCATCACCATAAGCGACTCGGGTGGCGTCATCGATACATTCATGGCATATCCGTACCGGAGCCAGAACTCACCAATCCGCATCATCGCACCCTGGTCGATCACCTTCTGACGTGCCGCAATCTTCCAACCGTCGGTGACGAGATTGAAGACGTCACCGCCCATCTGACCCGACGTCGTCGGTTGAAGCATCTGAGCGTCCTGAGTCTTCGCGTTGATTCCCGCAATTGCGTTGGCATAGTCCCCGTTCGCCGCGAATTTTGCCATTTGCAGGTTGGAGTCCGCAAAATAAGAGGCGTAAGAGTTATTCATTGCCGTCATTGCGCTACGATTCTCGTTGATCATGCGCTGATTCTCCAGGGTGGAGCCGTACTGCATCCCCATGTCGAACCCGCCCATCAACGCACTCGCAGCAGCACCGCCAAGATTGCCGGAGAGCGCCTGGCCCGCTGCGCCCGCAAACGTGTGGACGCCGCCGGAAATGAGGGCGTTTTGGGCGTTGTAATTTGTTCGTTGATCCTCAAAACTATTTTGCATGTTGGTTGCGTCACTCGCCTGCTGACGCGACGCGGCCGCCTGCGCGTAGGCGGTCGACGCGCCGCGGAGCGCCTTCTGCTGGGACCATTCCGCGGACCGGTGCTGATACGCGATGCTGTTCTTGTTGGACGCCAGGTAATTCAGGTAGGAGTTGTTCGTCAGGGCGAATGTCGGAAAATCTGTGAAACCCGTCATCATGTCGAAGTGCTCGGAGTACAGGTTCGAGGTGCCATCACCCTGACCGCCATCGTTGTACGAGTTCACGGTGAACATAATCCGCGGCGACGGCGGCACGATATGTGTCCACTGCGTCACCTCTAGATCATCCGCATTCACGCTCTCAGGCCTGACGATCACAGGCGTCCCCGTGAATGTGGTTAGCTCGAACATCATGTACGGGTACGTGAAGAACTTCCGCAGCCTCCGGTACCGCTTCGGGATAATATCGCCGCGCCTGAAGCCCTCGGCCAGCGTGATCTTGTGGTTATTATCGATGCCCTTTTCGCCGAAGCCCTTGGTTATCGGGTAGATGCTCGCGCCCATTCGGGTCACGCGGTGCCCCTTCTCCTTCGGGTCGGGGGACGACGTCTGAGCCGTTGTGATCGGCCCACCATCAAGCGCCTCGAAGTTAATCGTGCCCTTGGGGACGGCGGTAATACTGATGATGCCCTGAGACACCCACGGCACATATGCCAGGGATTTTGCGAGAATATCGAAGTTACCGGCGGTCATCGCATAGATGGAGCAACCATTCGGCAGCCCCTCGGCGTGCGACCCCGACGCCGTGTGCATCTGCGGAGAGTCCTCCGTGCCGAAAGGCAGTTCCAGGTCAACGGTGGAGGCAATAATGACATCGAAATTGGCAGCGTCAACGGTGCCCTCGTGCCATACGGACGCAATAATCTCCTGCGACACCTTACCAATAATGTACTCCCCACCCATATCAAGCCCCTCGGGGCACGTGAGGTATTTCCGCCCGTAATTCTCCCACGCCTCAGTAGCGGCAATACCAACATGGCCGCGCTCCACATAGCACCGCCCGAAAGCGACGTCGTCGCAATAGGTCTGCCACACATCAAGTTGGACGGTAATCTCCGTGGTGTTCGGTGCGACATAGTTGACGGACGTAATGAAATAGTAGAAATAATGGTCATCGCCAGCCACGCCGCGCCTGTTGTGAGCATACAAATAATTGTACTGGTTGGCCTGAGAAAACGGGACATCAATACGAATCGGGGCGCCCTGAGCGCAGTATGTCAGACCCTCGACCGTAAAAGAGTGGCGTTTGCGCGTCAAATAACTCATGCGGTCGGCATGACTCTTAAAAGCAACAATATCGCGGTACGTGGAGTCCCAGCGGACGCGCGTGAGCCCCACCTGCGTGCCCGGCGTCCACACTGCATAGTCGAAATCCAGCCCGAAATCACCGTGCCGGGCGTCACCCTCAATTCTCGGCACTATTCCTCTCCTCTCCTATCACTGCCGTCGAGCCGGCCATCTCGTCAAAGTGGCGAGATGGCCGGCTCATCTCTCACGCACGCGGCCAGGTCACCGCAGCCTTGGCGGCGTCCACCGGCACGCTAATGCTGACAGGGTTCTTGGACACGCGCTTGCCCGTCGCCGGGTCGACATAGCCGAGCGTCACCGCCACCTGGATCGACGCTGCGGTCTCGTCCGCGCCGATAGTCAGCACGCCGGAGTTGTCGCACCTGGTGTGCTGACTCTTCGCATTCAGCACGTTGAAGAACAGGCCGAACTCAATATCGTCGACGTCCTTGCCCGTAATCTTTGTCTGTACAATGTACTTCCTGCCGGGCTGAGCCTTATTACTGTCAGACACCGCCTTGGAGTCGGAAACAGTGACAACATGCGGAACAGTGAGCACGATCTCCGACGGCCTGATTGTCACAACATTGTCCGACTGACCCGTCCAGAAAAGCACCGCCGGAACGAACAACGACGCCGAGATAACCTCCCAGTGATGCAGGAAATAGTTCGTGTAAAGGCCTGCAGGGTTGATCTGCGACTGATTCTCAAGAAGATTGTCGCAAATAACAAAGAAATCCTTTGTCGTGAGGAGCGCCTGAGCACCGTCAATACCGAAGTTCTCCTTCGGAATCTCAACGAAACGCCCCTTCATCTGCGCGTACTCCACATTGAAGGCCGCAGCCCACGCCTCAACGCCAATATTCGCCTTCACCTCAGGCGTGGTAATAACAACCAGATTCTCAGGACGGGCAAAAGTCTCCATCCGAGCAGCATTGTACTGACGCGAAATGAAAGTCATGTTGCCAGAGTAGGCCTGCACCATCTTGATAAGTGCCTTGGCATCAGCCTCAGTGGCACTCAGCGACTGCAGGTCAGCGCAGTGCTCGTGCCAGAAACCACCATTCGCCTGATACTCCGCGAAAAGAGAGCATATGGTCAGGAACTCATCCCACTGGTCCGACGTCGTCGGCACTGAAAGAATCTGCGAGATATAGGCTTCAAGCCCGTTCTCGTCAAGAAACGCGCGGCGCAGAGAATCCCTGTTGACCGTGATCTTATACATCTCCTGACGATTAACCGTGTGGAACTGAGAGGCAACATTCGGACGCTTCTGCGCAAAAAGCGCCTCCTCCATGTAGTCGCGGTCCGCCGAGTACTCGTACGCGTTAATGAGACCCGTCTGCACCTCCTCGATCGAGTCGCCGTTCGTCAGCATGCCCCGCTTAAAAGAGGCGAGCGGGTTCTTCCATGAGATATCACGCGTGTAATAGGTGCCGATCCGGTTCACCAGCGCGTCCGTGAACTCGTTCCAGTGCTGCGGAAAGCGCGTCAGCGCCTCAAGAGTCTGCGCGAGATTGCCCTTGGTTGTGTCAGGAATGCGGTTCTTGTAGTCGAGAGATGCCTTGTTCTTAATGCGCGCAAGCATCTCGTAGTTATCGAAGTCGCGGATAGTGCCAAGATTCTTCTTAGGCATTTAACTTTACTCCTTCTCATCCTCGACGCGCTTATCGAAAAACGCGTCGATACTGCCGTCGTCGCCGTCATCGGCGTCACTGTCGTCGCTGCCGTCGCTGCCATCATCGCCCTCAGACTCGGCAGACTTCCCCTGTACCTGAGTGAGAAGGTCGTAGTTCGCAGCCTTCATCTTGCTCAGCTGGTCCGAGAGGACGCTATTCGACTCGGTAAGCTCATTGATCTTCGCCTGAGCCGAGGAGAAATTCTCGGAAAGACCGTTGTACTGTGATCGAATATCGTCATAGATGGTGGGCGGAACTACCGCGTCACCCGGGTTCTGCAAAAGCCCGACAAGGGCCTCGAAATCCATTTAATTAACCTCCTGCAAAGTGGTAGGGTGGATATCGCTTAGCGATTCCACCCTACCATTTTTTCACCGGATTGTCCGCCGTGGTGACAGCCGCTGATCAGGCGATGAAATATGCCTGCTCGGCATCACCCGTAATCGGTGCAGACATACTCTGTCACGCAGCGTCGGAGTCCGGAGCCTCGGGAGTCTTGTGCTCGGCAAGCCACTGATCGTAGCCGTGTGCCTCCGCCCACTCCTGCAGAATGCGGCGCGTGAGACCGGCACGCGTATCCTTAAAATTCCACTTCACCTCATCCATGAAATCACTGAGTGACTTCGAGATGCGTGCGGTGATGTTTTCGAAACCGTCAATCTTCTTGGCCATTTTTATTCTCCACTATCTTGAAATTAAATGTCGTGTCTGTCAGGACGACTCCTCCCCGGACCCGTCTAGGAACTAGTTTACCGTGCCAAAGGTTATCGTGCAACAAGTCCTCCGGAAAAACCTTCGCAGCCACATCACGCGGCAGACCGGCAATATGCGTCACAGGACGGCCATCGATCATCTCCGAGTACTGCTTCGCCCGTACAAAAACCGCCTTACTGAAATCTGCCTCATGCTTCCAGGCGCCAAGTTCTGTGGGGTGCACCTCGACATCAATAAGCGGCTCGCGCCCCAGAACGTGAAGCGAGTCGGTATCGGCGTAGAGGAATCTGCTGTAATTCTTTTGCGCCGTACGCACGGTATAGTCACGTGCCCACGCGGTCACAAAAACACTCAGCGGTGTGTAGACGGGGTCACACGACTCGTACTCGTTCAGTACAAGGTTCACGTGGTCGCCGTCGAGCACGGGATGTTTTCCTGTCGCATTCGTGTTCTTGGCGAATTTCCCGTACAAAGAATTTAAGAATAGTTTGGCGATAGTGCGCCGTCCGCCCGTAGAAGTAGTTTTCACGCCCATCCACTTATCGATGTAATCGGTAATCATCCCCGTGCGCGAGTCGAACCAGAAACCACCCTCCCACTCGACGTCCGTAATATCGTAGAAATCGATCCACAGAGCCCAATCCACCGACGTCACCGTAGTAGTTACAGGCTCAGGCACCTCTATCAGGTACTCAGTGCCGGAGAAGATAGTATTCTTCTTGATCTGCATGCACGGGATGTGATCTGACCGCAATGACGCGCAGAACGTCACCACGGCTGTCCACAGAACACCCTCAGGCGGCGCCGCCGAAAACGCATGCGGCTGACCGTAGGGGAGGGGTCGATCGTGCATGACGTACGGGTACAGCGAATTCACGTCATAAACACTGCCCTCACCCACCATCGTACCGGCGCGACGCCTGTCAGCATAAGTGAAACCGCCCTTATACGCCGCCCTGATCTCCTCGTCCGTATCGGGCGAAAGCATAGGAAAAACTTTCCGAAAGTGCCTCTCACCCCCAACGAGGTTCTTGTACTCGGCCATCGAGTCCGACCCGATCGTCAGCCGAGTCATCCCCTCCGCCAGCGTCTCCCGCAGCGCACGGGCCACAATCACCACATCGCGACGCAAGTAATCCCATTCCTCCGCCGTCGGCTCATATCCAGCCGGTCGGTGCGCGTTATAGTCGATCTCCCCCTTGTACTCGGGCTGATGAAATGCTTGCGCCAGGTCCGCGACTCGCATAGGAAGTTTCTTGTACGAGTCTCGGAACTCCGTGACGGCTCCGCCTAGATTGATTGTGATGGAGTAAACCTTTCCCCTTCTGTCGATAAGTGTCGTGAACTCATTCTCCTGTGGATTCTTCTTCACCCACCTGACGCCGTGTCGAAGCATGTAGTCCATAATGAATACGCCGTCGAAACCGAGATTATGAAAATAGGTCACCGATGCGTGCGTACGGCAGTACTCAATGAAACTCCCAATATCGGTGCCGTGCACATAGTCGGACTCATTGCCCACATTCACGCTCGCCCACGCCCACACGCGGCAGTCCTCGGGGTCGGTCGTCGTCTCGAAGTCAGCGCTTCTTATTGCGCTTGTTCCGCGCCCGCGTGCGCATGCCCTTCCTGTACGCCCTCTTCCGCTTCTCCCGGCGCCGCTTCTCCGCGAGTTCCGGCGTCGGCTTGAATTCGACATTTGCGGCTTCCTCGTACATCTGCATTACTGTGTCGTAATGGTGGTCCAATGAGTCGATGATGGCCTGATCGAAATGCGGGGAAGAGGACTCGTAACCCGGTTCCTGCGCCTTCATCGCAAAATACATCTCACTCAGCGTGTCAGCGAACTTAGATGACGACGTCCATAAGAACCACAACCTCTCATCATCAAGAGTCAAGATCTTCTTCATATCGTCCATGCCGTCGACAACATCAATCATGTCAGAAATGTTGGACCGGGCCATGTCCACCAACTTCTTCCTACCGGCAGTCGAGTGATATGAAATCATCCTCTCACCCGCAGCAATCGCACCCCTGTCATCCTGATACCTGGTCGGCACCGGCAACGCCTTCGGTGTGTACGTAGGTGCCGTGCCCGACGACAGGTACGCCCTACGAGGCCTGAAATCATGGTCATAGTCCTGCACAGTGATGTCGCCCATACCAGGAACGCGAGTACCGCCAATCTCCTCACGCTCCTTCGCATTCCACTCATTATGAGTCTTGTACCCGTAATAGGCGCGCGCCATCGCCTGCCTACTGATAATGTCACCCTTCCGAGCACCACGGTAGTAACCCACAACGTTACTGTTAAAATTTTCGAGGCGCTCAATATGCGCCTCAACCTGACGAGTGGTCATCCGATCAATATTCGATTTACGCGGATCATACTTAGTGCCCGAGATATCCACGCCGTACTGACCATTATCCAGATCCCATCTGCTGCCCCGCGGATGATAAGTGCCGGCCTTAATCTGACCGATCTTCCTACTAGCCTTTCTTTGCAGCGCGTGCGCCCTCGCACGCAAATCCTGCAACGACATAATAAATCACCTCTCCCGCCCCTCCGTCGGGGCGGGAGAGGCGATTCCCCTTGTGCGCGAATCCCTTAGCGCAATCCTAGCCTATCAGACCAGGGACAGCGTCAGGTAGCGGTACATAGCATTCCGGCGCGTCGCCTTCTCCTCGACAACCACCTTGAGAGGAGACTCCCACGTCGAAGGGTGGCCGAAGATGCCCAGAATGTTCTTCACGGCCGAGAAGATGCCGTTCGACGTCGCACTGTACGCCGCCCCGTCCGAGGTGATCAGGGACGTCCTAGGCTGCTCCACGACGTCCCCCTCGTCCGTCTCCACCTCCACGCGCTGGACGATGATGTCCTTGATGGGCAGAGTCTCACCGACGACGTCGCGCAGCGGTGTGGCGTCGTTCAGGGCCTTGTACACGGCCGCCTTGCCCTCCATCGTCTTGGCATCGACAGTGGAGAACATGCCGGTCTCAATGATCTGAGTGTTGACGTCGGTGCGAGTAGTGATATCGGTAGACATTTTCTTTCTCTTTCTTGTTGATATTAACGCTGGTCAGAAAAGCGGGTCAGTGAAAGCAAGAGACTCAATGACCGCACTCGGAATAACGAACACTCCGGGAGTCTCATTAGCAACAGACATGACAAGCGCCATCATAGAAGTCACATCACGCTGCGTGAATGTCATTCCAATACGGGTGCATGTCGCGAAGATGCTGAACGCCTCAGTATACTGAGCAACCATTGTGCCGTCGACCATGTAGACCCTGACTGACGCGGTAGAGCCATCGATAGCGCACTGCACCGTCTTCTCATCGTCCACACTCGCCTTGATCTGCATGGACTCGCCGTTAGGATCGCGCAGAATCGCAGCGAACTTGTCGCCGGGCATCAGTGTCTTAGTCATACTCGAATTTCACCTCTCCATAGTTGGCCATCTCGTAAGTCATCCTAATGAGTGTCAGAACATGTTCCATTGACAACTCCTCTGCGTAAGCAATGATCGTGGCGCTGTATGCGCGCACACTCATGAAATAGTATTCGACGTGCCAGTAGCCATCCTTCAACCAAATTGAGATATTCTCATATCCGTCAAAAATGACGGAGCAGGTGTTATTGTCAGAAAATGTGAGTACGCACTCCCTCTGCTCGCCGTTAATCCATGGGTTGAGAATGCGCTTACTCTTAATCGCCAAGGCCCATCATCTCCAAGCAGCGCACGAAAATATCCTTGAAAGTCTGAGACGAATGAGCAACCCCCTCCACACAAAGCCCACCAAGTGAGACCCTGAAAGCGGTACCCGAGTAACGCTTCGCCCTGAAGACCAACTGATATTTCCCAATGTCATCGGTGTAGTAGGCGAAATTTCCCGACTTTGAGATATTCAGGTCGTAGATGTAACCGCCGACCGTAACCTCCTGCTTCACTACACGTCCTCCGCACAAACCTCGAAATCAAACTTGATGAACACGCCCGTCACAAAGAAAAACGCAGACTCAAGAATCGTGGCCACCTCGCTCACAGTCTCAGGACGCAAGGACCTCACCGTCACACCATCACGATAAGTCGGCACGTATGACATTGACAAGCAGTGCTCCACATTGTGCTGCCGCACGTCAAGAAACATCTTTCCACGCTTGACCAAGGCATCGAACCCGTCATCACGAAAACTAGCAACAGCACATGCGCGATTCTTCGTGTCGATCAGTTTAACGTCGCGCATCACTCATCCTCCTCAAGATACGCATGCTCACCGGTAAGGAGCAGAATAGCGGCCTCCAGCACAGTCGCAACCCCGTCAACGTGAGTGGCCTTCGGGTGCCGGGCAACAATCATCCTCCTGCTGGAGTTGTAGTAGATCCTGTAGACATCGTCCTTTGAAATAGATGCAATGAAATGCGTGTCGTCCGGAAGATGGACGCTGAAAATCATCTCATAACGCGTCGCCTGACGGCCAGTGGCCGTAATGTGATTAACGTGGTCGTAGAACTTCAATTCAACTCCTGGGCGAGATATCTGTTCAATGCTTCGAGATTCTCGAATGAAATGCCCTTACCCTCTGTAAACACCCTAATCTTCTCCGGCGTAATCTCGATGAACCTGCCCGGGACATGAACCGAAATCGTGATCGACGACCTGAACTGACTGAGAAGGCACATCAGATACCGCATCTGCACCGTGAACCCGGTGAGCATTCATAACCCCCATGTAAAGACCAATATTGAAAAGAACGTACAGGACAACAATAACTGTCATGATAGACATGAAAATGAACATCAGAATGTCGCCAAGAGACCACCTCATCAGAAACCAACCTCCATCTGAACACGGTTCTCGAGCCGCACCATCTCAACAATCTGCCTATGAGTCACCGCATACTTCTTGTCATCAATAACATAGAAGATGCCATTGATCCTCCTGATCCACTTATCTGTAGCAGGCAGGTACCAACCGCCCGCCGTACGAAAACCCTCCAACTCCCTCAACGCTGTCTCCCTGTCCATGACTCTCCTCCCCACGACCTCCCTGATCGCTTGATATAAGAGTACGCCG